CATAGGCAGTAATAACATCAGTTACAGTTTCACCACCAGCATAGTAGCCTGCACTAATACTATTGTCTAGCCAACTAAATCCCGTGCTGCTATTTGTGCTGTGGAACCACTCCACAAAGGCAACAGGCGAGGTGCCAGTTGATATTGTTGTTGCCAAGGTAAAGTTGGGGATATTGTCCGTGGGATTTAGATTTGAGATTAATGGCTTGCTTGGTGGTGGCAATGCCGCACTGGAATCCGCTGGTGGAATATTATTATTGGGCTTGTCTGCGCCATCTACCAATGTCAAATCTTCATAAACACTGGCAGCATATTCCAATGCTGTGATTTCACAGGCTAGTGTGCCATCTTCACCTTCTGTTTCACGCACCTTCAATACACGAAACAATTTTTCTGTAAAATCATATATTGGATTTGTAACTTTGATTATGTCACCTGCCTCAACCTGTAATGCTTCATAATCTGCTTGGAACTGTATAATCAAATCCACACGAGTTTGGCGCAGGGTGATATTGCCAATGCGTCCAGCGTGTAGTTTGCTGTTGGCCATATCCACACGCATTCTTAAAATATTATCTAATTCAAGTTGATTTCTATCCGCACTGTCAATTTCTGCTTTGTAGAAATCACTTTGGTCTCTGCTATTTCTATTGGGGTATTGTATTTCAATTTGATTATACAAATCTTCCAAGTTGGTTGATGTCAGTGAAATCTCACCAATAATATTATCATCATCAAATACCATTGCATCTGTAAGTTGATCTGCAGTGGCTTGTTTGTTGAGAACTGCTTTCCATTCCCCAGCCTTCCCATCAAATATCAACCAACTTGAACTTGCAATAGCCAATCTATCCAAGTTATTTTTTAGGGTGTCACCAGTATTAAGCACGCCGTTGATTTCATAGCGCGCCTGTGTTGAAGGAGTGGTGCCATCCTGCTCAAACTGATTGGCAGGTATAGTATCTGACCAAGCAGCCAAGCAGGTGGCTGTTGAAGCACTACCATAAAAGGTAGCAGTGTTAATAGTGTTAGCGGGCAATCCTGCTCCATATCTTTCTGATGTGAGGTAATCATACATTACATTACCTGGATTTTTTAGACTATTTTCAATTTCAAATGTTATGGTAGGTAGGCCTGTGACACCTTTTTCACCATCGTACTTGACTTGTATAACAGCAAATACCAAATCGCTCATTAGGTAAGTGTTGGTTGCTGTGGGGATAATATCATAGGCATTTACACCTGGGGCTGCTCCGCCAGCAATACCAATACTATTAGCACTACCGCTACCACCTGCCCACATCCATACTTTTACTAATCCATTTAGATTGTTGTTGTTTACGCCATCTGGTGGGACACCATAACTTACTGTAATGCCATCACCTTGGAATACCAATCTTTGGTCATTCCAATAAACATTGTGTGCTGTGTAACTACCAGTTTGTGTTTTTTCTGATATTGTTAACACATAGGTCATTGTGTCGTTGGTTTCACCATCGCTGCTGGTAAGATATGCATCAGTGACAATGCTTTGTTGAAATACATAACCATAGATAATAGGCACTTTGTTTTCTGTGGCGGGCGGCAATTGAATACGCACACCTTGATCTCTACCACCAGCAATACCTCCCACTCCTGGGGTCAATGCTCTTGCAGTAGCAATAGCCAATCCTGCAGCCAATACACTGATTCCTATACCAATTGCGGTTAGTGTTCCCGCAGCAGCAAATGCCGCAGCAAATGTAAGTGTGGTGCTAAACGCTGCGACTATTGCTGAAGCAATTGCTGTAAAGACTGCCATGTTATGCTCCTACCATGTATGTTGCTTCAATAAACTTAAAGCCACGCTTTTCATAGTCAAAATCGTCTGAATTATGTAATTTTGTCATAGTAAATCCAGTGATTTTGCCTTCATTCTTCATGATTTCTGCCTTGTTTTTGTAAGCGGCGAACAACCGTGCACCTACAGTTGTATTTCTATATTGAGGATTAACAAACCAAGCCAATTCACGCAGGCGTATGATATTTGGTTGCCAAAGTTCTGGAACACGCATGGATAATATCATTCCCACAATATCTTCTCCTGCTTGTGCCACAAAACTTGCACCAGTTTTTTCACAGCGTAACAAAACATTTTTGGCATAATCCCAATCATAGGTTTCTTTGTATAAATCACTGACACCACAACTTCTTGCAAACTCAATCATAAGTTCGCACACGGCATCATAGTCACTGCGCTGTAATTCTCTGATTATCATATTAATTTTCGTAGAACCTTCCATCAAATTGATCAAAGCCACCACCGCCACCGCCGCCATCATATCCGCCGCCAGTGCCACCACCAGTGTAGGGTCTGCCAAAGTCAAATGCTGTGTTAGAGATTGCTACCACTCTGTCCATTGATGTGTCTGTGGGATAAAGTGCCTTTTGGTCTGTGCCATTGGTTCTGCGTCCAGTTACCTTTCTTTCCAATATTCCCAAAATACTGCTACAGGTAACACTAATAGTATAACCATCACTGCGATTTTCAATATCTGTTGCGTCACTAATGGTAAAGTTTGAAATATAACCTTTGAAGCGGAGGCTAGTGCTAGCACTGTCTATTTCTCCTGTCTGTGGATTGAATAATGCACGCCATATTTCCACACTGCTGCCTTTGATTTTTTGATCTAGTATTAGCGCAATATAGGAATTGTATATGCCAAGTCCTGCTTCGCCCACATCCTTGGGGATGCCTGACAGCGTGATTTGAATGCCATTGTTGGTAACCTGTAATTCATCTTGTATTTCACTCAACCCCAAGAAATGTCCAAGCCCCAAATAGGTTGTGCCGTCCCATGTTACAGGACCATAGGTGTTGGCAATGGTGTATGTTGAGGTATTGACTGCTAATTTAATCAATACCGCATGTGTTATTTGTGTGCTGGTAGTTAAAGGTAAATTTAACATTAGATTATTTTCTCAACCAATTTAAAGTCGCCACTCCAAGATAAGAATTTATATAATCCTAATTCATAGGTTGGCAAATCTGCAATTACAACCCTCAGTGTGGTATCAGTACCAATCAACATTGTGCCTGTCACTGTGGTATTTTCACTAGTAATCAAATTGCGGTGAACTGTTGCTGTGGCTACGCTACCATTTGCCACTGCGTCTTGAGTAACAATATAAGGATAGCGACTCCACACTGGTTGAATCCAATCGCCTGCTTTCAACACTGTTGCTGTTGTGCTGGTATTGGTTGCAATGGTTACGCTGTTCAATGTGAAATTAGTAATAGTCATTGCTTTTGCTGTGGCCAAAGGTAATGCACCACGGTATTCATTGATATAGGCAGTCTTTAGATTGTTGCCTAATTTAACTTGGAATTCAGCGTATCTATCATTAAGCATCACACCTTCAACCATATCTCTTGCTGCTGCGTAGGGAAATACTGCCGCAGGAGTCACAGTTAATGCTAGAGGATTGGCGGTATTACGCTTTGCACTTTTTATTCGTTGGCTGCGTGAGATTGTCTGTCCAACAACCTTGCGTCTTTCAAACACAATCTTTTGTGCTGTGTCTATTACTTGTTGTAAACTCATGCTAATCTCCTGCTGGGACTACTTCTGCGCCCAACCTCTGTGACATTATAGATAAACTGCGGATCACGGGCGATCATACTGCGGAAACTTGAAGCATCCACTGCGTTGATATTATAGGTAACCTGTGTAGTGCCGCCGCCACCTGCCATTGCAAGTTGGTTATTGGGGATGATATTACCTGCTGTTTTAGGAAGAAACAACTCCATTCCCTCTTCCCCTACAATATATGCCTTACCTGGGGTAACAGGACCACCATTGGCTCTGGCTCCTCCCAATATATTACCTAATGCTGCACCCGCAGTTGGTGATATTGCACCAACAACTGCTAGAATTGCTCTCATTACAAGAGCACGAGCAATGATCATAGCCATATCTTTTAATATACTGCTGGCAAAATCTTTGAAACTAAATTTACCTTTTTGCACAAAATCTGTAATGGCACTGTCAATTGTATCAATTACTCTACCAAATGTATCAACGGCAAGTTGGGCTGGAGTAACAGATTTGGCAAGTTCTTCAAATTGTTCTTTTAATGCACCTTGCCAATTTTTATATGCTTCTCTTTGTGCATCTAATACTTTGGTCTCTAGATCAATTCTAATTCCAGCCAATTCATAGGCTTTTTGTATTAATTGGTTAATATGATCAAGTTCTGCTTGATAACGCTCTTCACCAATTTGCGTTCTTCTAGATTCTAATTCTCTTAGATCATTTTGATAACCAACCAATTTATCTTGTAATTCATTGGTGATTTCTAATATTGCTGTATTGCGTTCTAGTTCAACACCATATTGACCAATCAATGCTAGTTGTTGTTGAAGTCTTTGAATTTGTAGATTATCTTGTTCTGCAGAGGATTCGCGTTCTCTTTGCATTCTATCCTTTTCAACTGCCAATCTTCTTGCTTGAAGATTCTGTAATGCTTCAGTGGTAGTTGCTGTATCTGCTTGTGCTCTATTCCTAATGGCAGCAATTTGTGCATTAATAACAGGAATTAATTTTTGATCTTCTTCCTTTAAATTCTGTCTTTGTTGAACTAATCTTTCAATTTCGTCGCTGGCTCTTTTACTGATATCAACTGCTGCATTATAAATTTCTATTTGATCTGAACTGACATCTAACTCTAATCCTTGATTATGAATACTTCTTAATAATTCTTCATTTTGTTTAGCATAAGCCGCTGTTATCTCACGAATGGCATTGGCTTCTTTGGCCCATGCATCATTTTGTGCTGCTTTTGATCTTGCTTGCCTAGTTAATCTAAAATATTCATCTAAACTTTTAAATCCTGCAGGTGCTGCCATTGCACCTTCGCCCATAATAATAAGAGGTTTATCAAATTCTCCCATACCAACTATATCTTTCAAATATTCTTTAAATTGTTTTAATCTTATTAAAATAGAATCTGGAATATATTCAGCCAGCAAATCACCTAATTTGCCTAATTTTTCTATAACCCAATCTATAATACTAAATTTAAAAAATATTTGACTAAGGGCTTCTAATGCTAGAATAACTGCGGTTATTGGTAATATAAATCTAGATAAAATACCACCAACTCTTAATAATATACCACCTAAAAATTTCATTGCATTTGATAATTGATCCGTATACAATCTAACAGTAAGGAATGTTACTAACCACTTATCAAGTTTGACAGCAGCAAAGGCTACTGCTATTGCACCTAAAGCATAAAATAAACTTTTCATTGCTTGAACACTTAAATTCAATTGAGAAGTAAATTTTGTTAATGGTTCTGTAATATCAACCAATGCTAATTTTGCATTTAATGAGGCTGTTGCCAATTTATCTTGTGCATCTGCTGCAGATTTTATTGCAGAAGCATTAAAACCAGAAATATTACCACCTTTGGCAAGAGCATCTGCAAGACCTCTTAAACTTACTCCCCTAAGTGATTTACCAACTAACTCATTAGAAACAACTGCTCTCTTTCCACTATCAGTTATTTGATCTAATCCTTTAACTACCTGTAATAATATTTCTTCTTGGCTAAGTGTTTTTAAATCTTTTAAGGATAACCCTACTTGCTCAAAAGCATATTGAGCATTTTTACTTCCCTCTGTGGCTTCTCCTATACTTAAAGCCAATCTATTCATTGCTGCCTGTGCATTCTCAGCAGTGCCACCATTTTGTTGAACGGCGGCTTGAAATTCTAAA